ATAGGTCTTATATGTGGGAGTATTACTAATGGAAACTAAAAAACAAGTCATAAACCTAATAAGATTCGTCATCTTTTTCCAACTAGCAATAGTAGCAGCAACCATAGTAGGTTGTTTTACCGCCAAAGATAATAAGTGCGGAGAGGCAGATAAACAACATATTGCTAACATGATGACCGTTATCACAACATCAACGTTTGCATTATATGCAGCCGAAAAATAATGAACCTTGATGATCAGTTTGACTTAGAACATCTTTTTCTGCAGGAGAGGAAGTGTAGGTCTTGTGGAAAAGTCAAAGATCTATTATCCGATTTTTATTTGACTCGAAGAAATAGAGCAAATAGATCTGCATATTCATATGAGTGTAAAGAGTGTACAAAGAAGAGAGTTAGATCTAAAAGGCGTAGAGAAAGGGAAGACGTGTATCCAGACTGGTAGGGGGTTCGTGCATTGTTTCCCCAGTGGAAAAGTAGCAATTTCTAAATAATAACAGAGAAATGAACTTCTTCCAGAGGACTAAGACATGGCGTTAAATTTAGTATCACCAGGAGTCAAAGTAAGAGAAGTTGACTTAACTATTGGCAGAATTGACGACATCAATGATCAGGTTGGTGCTATTGCTGGTCCTTTCGCTAAGGGTCCAGTCGGAGTACCTGTCCTGATTGAAACGGAACAGGATCTGCTCAATACGTTTGGAAAGCCTTACTCTGCTGATGGACAGTACGAATATTGGCACACCGCTTCTTCATATCTTTCATATGGTGGTGTCCTAAGAGTTATTAGAACTGACGGTGGATCGGGTCTCGTTAACGCGAACGCTCCGACTGCAGCGGCTGTTACTAACTTAAAGATTTTATCCCAAGAGGATTATTACACAAATCACACAGTTTCGGATGACTGGCACTATGCTGCTAGAAACCCTGGATCTTGGGCAAACAACTTAAGAGTTTGTGTAATTGACTCTCTTGCAGATCAGAGACTTGCAATCGGTACAGATGGTCTTGCAGTTGGATATGCAATTACTGCAGGATTCTCAACTTCCGTAGCTAAGTCTGATGGTACTGTTGGGGTCGAAACTGGATTCCTGAAGGGAATGATCACACAGATCAATGAGGGATCTGTTGATGTTAAACTGACCTCCATGTATGACAACGCAACGACTACATGGTCGAAGGTTGCATACGAGGAAGGAAGTGTTACTAAGGCATTCCAAGGTTACGACGCTAACCTCTTCGTTGGTATTAGTACCCTTACAAGTGAAAACTTCGCTAACAGATACAGAATCTACAACGATGCAGGTACTGAGCAACAAGTTGAGAGATACAGATTCGGTGGATCTGTTGGATCTGGTTCTTCTGTTGTAAGTTTCGATAGTTTTGATAGCAGATATGTCACTTTCGGTGACACTCTGAAGTCCCTTAACGGAACACTGACTGCAACTGTTGTTGGATTTACAACGGCTTCTAATCCAGGTGTAATTCTTAACCAGACTGCTGGTGTTGGTATGGCAAATACCACGTTCATCATTAAGTCAGGTATTGGTTCTGGACTTACCCTCTCTAATGTAAATACTGCAACCGACTGGTATAACCAACAAACTCTTGGTCTCACCAACAGCACTGTTTACTGGAAGTCTATTGCAGATCGTCCTAAGACTTCTGAATATACTGCAGACAGAATGGGCGAACATGATGAAATCCACGTTGCCATTGTTGATGACAATGGAGACATTACTGGAAGTTCTGGTAATATCATCGAGAAGTGGACAAATCTTTCTAAGGCAGCAGATGCTAAGGTTTCTCCTTCTACCGCTGTTTACTATAAGGACTATGTTGCACAGTTCTCTGAGTATATCTTTGTGGGAGCTGCACACACAGGTACTGGTACTAAGTTCACCTCTATGGGTGGATACACAGTAGACTCTACTGGTGCATGGGGCGGAAACGCACAATCTACAACTTTCAACGCAATCGGTTCTAAGAGCTGGTCTCTTGCAAGTGGTAGTGATTACGGCGGAGTCGATAGATTCAACGTTGAACTGGGAGATGTAGTTGGTGGTTATTCCGTTCTGGAGAACCCCGCAGAATACTCTGTAAACTTCCTTATCAACGGACCATCTGGTGGCGCTTCGATCTACGAATCGCAAGCGAAGGCTGCAAAACTGATTCAGATTGCAGAAACTCGTAAGGATTGCATCGCATGTATTTCTCCACACAGATCCAGTGTCGTTAATGTCACTAGTTCTGATGCACAGACTTCTGGTATTATCCAGTTCTTCGATGCACTGCCTTCAAGTTCTTATGCAGTGTTTGATTCTGGATACAAGTACATGTATGACAGATTCAACAATTCATTCAGATACATCCCTCTGAATGGTGACGTTGCTGGTTTGATGGCAAGAACTTCCATCAATTCCTTCCCATGGTTCTCCCCCGCTGGTGCAACTAGAGGAACCATCAACAATGCAATTAAACTTGCATTCAATCCATCTCAGGCACAAAGAGATCTTCTTTATCCTAAGAGAGTTAACCCAGTCATGTTTAGCCCTGGTGCTGGCATGGTTCTCTTCGGAGATAAGACTGCTCTGAAGGTTTCTTCTGCATTCGACAGAATCAACGTTCGTCGTTTGTTCCTCACTATCGAGTCAACAATCGAGAGAGCTGCAAAGGCTCAACTGTTTGAGTTCAACGATGTTCTCACCAGAACTAACTTCCTCAATATCGTAGAACCATATCTCCGCGATGTTAAGGCAAAGAGAGGTATTAGTGACTTCGTAGTTATCTGCGACGAAACTAATAACACCCCCGATGTAATTGACGCTAACCAGTTCAAGGCTGACATCTTCGTCAAGCCTGCAAGATCGATTAACTTCATCGGTCTTACATTCGTGGCTACAAGATCGGGTATCAGTTTCGATGAAGTGATCGGTGCTGTCTGATCAATTAGTTTAACAAAATCCACTAGAGGTCTCATTAACGATGGCTAACTTTTCAAAAAATCATCCCCAGATCTCCCAGAGAACCATTGAGGATTTCAAATCGAAATTGATCGGTGGTGCTGCGAGACCCAATATGTTCGAGGTCGAGCTCCAGTTCCCTTCCTTCGTGGAAGGGGGCTCGGACACTAAAATGCTCGACAATTCAAGGTTCTTAGTTAAGGCTGCTAACCTTCCTGCTTCTAACATTAATGTAATCGAGGTTCCTTTCAGAGGAAGAAATCTCAAGATTGCTGGTGACAGAACATTCGATGTCTGGACAATCACTGTTATCAATGATATCGATTTCGGTATCAGAAATGCATTTGAGAGATGGATGAATGGAATCAATAAGCATGACAATGCTACTGGTTACATCAATCCAGCACAATATCAGTGTGATGCTAGAGTTCATCAACTCGGTAGAAATACTATCAAGAGTACAAATGTTGCTCAACCAGGTCCAGGAAATGCACCCATTAAAGCGGGTTCAAATGTTCCTGTTCTCAAGTCATATCTTTTCCATGGTGTGTTCCCAACTAATGTTGGTGCAATTGAAGTTTCCTACGATAACTCCGATACTATCGAAGAGTTTACTGTAGATCTTCAAGTTCAATGGTGGGATGCTCTTGACACTGAGGGCAAGACTATTCTTAAATCTGAAGAAGAAGTGGTACAAAACACTCAACTTTGAGGTCCAACTCTGAGTTGATAAATAGATGGGTAACAGCCCATATTACTTGATTCATGGCTAAATTATTTGGTTTCAAAATAGAGGACGAGTCTAAGGATAACTCCAAGGGGATTGTATCTCCAGTACCTAGAACTGATGAGGACTCTTCGGACTATTATGTATCAAGTGGCTTTTACGGTCAGTATGTAGACATCGACGGAGTTTATAAGTCCGAAGCTGATCTCATCAAACGTTATAGAGAGATGGCGCTTCATCCAGAAGTGGATAGCGCCATTGAAGATATTATAAACGAAGCAATTGTATCCGACCAAAACGATTCTCCAGTCCAGATTGACTTGGAGAACGTCCCTGGGTCGGATTCTTTAAAGAAATTAATTAGGGCAGAATTTACCAAAGTCAAAGAGTTACTAGACTTTGATAGAAAGTGTCACGAGATTCTAAGAAACTGGTATGTGGATGGGCGAGTCTTTTACCACAAGGTAATTGATATCAACAAACCAGAAGACGGTCTCAAAGAAGTAAGATATATCGATCCACTCAAAATTAAGTTTGTTCGTAAACTTAAAAACAAGGATAAGAGTCTTAACTCAGTAATCAAAAGAATTGGTGCTGAGACTGTGGAAACTCCACAGATTGATGAGTATTACCTGTATGATCCACAAGTCGGTCAGGCTAAAAACAATCTTGGTGCTATTGGTCAACCAGCCTTTAAAGACCAAATGGCGAAAGTCAAGATTGCACCCGATTCAATTACCTTCTGCCACTCTGGCCTAGTTGATAGAAATAAACAGACTGTTCTTTCATACTTGCATAAGTCTATCAAGGCACTCAATCAACTTAGAATGATTGAGGATTCTTTGGTTATCTACAGACTATCGCGAGCTCCTGAAAGAAGAATCTTTTATATTGACGTTGGTAATCTGCCAAAAATTAAAGCAGAACAATACCTGCGTGATGTTATGAACCGTTATCGTAACAAACTGGTTTATAACGCATCGACAGGAGAGATTAAGGATGACCGCAAGCATATGAGTATGCTTGAAGATTTCTGGCTCCCTCGTCGTGAAGGTGGTCGCGGAACAGAAATCACTACTCTTCCTGGCGGACAGAACTTAGGTGAACTGTCTGACATTGAGTATTTCCAGAAGAAACTATACAGAGCTCTTGGTGTTCCAGAGTCTCGTATTGCTGGATCTGGAGAGGGTTTCAACCTTGGTCGTTCTTCCGAAATTCTTAGAGACGAAATCAAGTTTACTAAGTTTGTAGGGAGAATGAGAAAGAGATTCTCTGGAGTCTTCAATGATATGTTGA